GGATTGAGACAGGGCGCTCGATCTCATCGAACATTCCATTGCGGACATCTTCCCAATACATCCCGCAATGCAGACAGAACGTGCTTTCTTCTTCAGCAGGCGCGGTGCACGTCTCGCACTTCCAACGGTCACGCCGAACTTCTTCCAAAGCATCAGAAATGCGCAGCTTCGCCATGTCAGTCAGCCTCGTGAAGATCAGAAGACGGGTTATTCAGGTCTATTGGTGAAGCGGGATTGGCGAACCTACGGGCTATGCCGAGAACGGTTTGGGCCGCTTGTATTTCTTGTTCGCTTGAGAACTCTACTGGTTGCCCCAGCGCGATCCTATAAGCCAGCTCAGCAGCCTCAACCAGTTTCAGAACATCCCATGCGCCTGTCTTCCGGAGAATCTTGACGCGCTTCGTGGCGGCCCCTTTCTCGCGACCAAGATCATGCTGACCGATACGATCACCAACCGCCTCGAAGTAGGCAACCAGAAACCGATCATCCTTTGCGGACCAGCGCTTCGCCATCTCACCCCTCCACGCGATAGACATTGTTGAAACAGCCGTTGGGCCAGTAACTGAAACCCTGATCTTCCCAGCCGTGGCAACGAGATTTCTCGCCTTCATACGCACTACAAGAAGGGCAAAGAGCGCGGTCTGGCTCATCCAAGGCGGACATGTCAGACGGTTTTACCTTGATGACGAACGTGTCGCTTTTGAACACGTCGCGAGCATCAATCTTTTCAGCGCAAGCGGACAGACCCTCATCGACGCGAACGATGAACCGGAGGCCATTTTCCTCAATTACAGTGCCGTGATAAGATAGGCGAACACCGTAGCCCTCATAGCCTTCTCCGTCGTTATCCCAATAAGTCCACGTGAATCGGACGCGCTGGCCTTGATGGAATAGCGGCTTGCGGAGATTGCAGCGGAAGTTGATGACTGTGATGGAATGGCCGGAAATTGCTGTAGCTACTTCCTGTCGACGCAAGCATGCTGCTTTATCAACCGCGCAATTCTTGCATGGCTTGTAGTAGGCCATATTCACCCCTCCACACGACGGACAGAACGAAGCGCGTCATTGATGACTGCCTGCTTCGCTGCAAGGAAATGAGAGACGGACTTATGCTGTCTGCGAGCCCGTGAAATCGCCTCGTCAATGTGACGAAGCTCTGGACGCTCCCGGTACATGCGCCTGTTGAAGCGCCATTGTGACCATGCAGACAGGGCTTTGCGGAGAAGGCGGGTCATGCGGCAGCTCCTGCGTTGGATGAAAGCGTGTCGAGATCAACGCCGATCAGGTCGGCAACGAAGTCCAAGACGTCGCTTTTGCTCTGTTGAAAATCTCGATTGCCCATGGCCCGAACCGACTGGCTCTTGGCTGTCCAGACACGGATCACACAATCGCGGACCGTCACGACCGCTAGGTCGTCCATGGGCTTGATGAACGCGGACATGCGCTCGGCTTCGGCCTTGCTGGACGCGACAAGGGTTCGCTCGTCGCGGTAGCCCTTCCAGATCAGAGCCTTTTTCCTCAGAGCCTCCGGATTGGGATATTGCTCCAGCATCTCGTCAGGCAGGTTCTTGTGCGCCTCGGCAATGACTGCGAAATAATGCCGATGGCTGTTCATGGATCTGTCGTGATGCTCGACCAGCCGATAGACGTCGCCGACGACAAGCGCCTTGTCAGCCTTGCCGGCCCAGAACGAACTGGCAGGCACGAAGCAATCGCCTTCCCATCTGAATGTGATCGGCTGGTCCATGGCTTACCCCGCCATCAAGTAACGGGCTGACTCTGGTAGGTCGCCCATCGTGAGTGAAGGCTTGTCGTAGTTACGAATGCGCTCGACCAGATCGGCCAATTCCTCATTGAACCGGTCGATTTCGCTGGACATGTTTGCGATGTACGTTTCGTCCCGGTAGACCCGGATTTGAAACATCGGCAGGCGAGGCCGGTAGGAGACGAAATCCCACCATTCTCTCTCAGCAAGCCAGAGATTGCCCTGTACTTGGGCCTTGTGTTCTGAGGGGAGAACGCCGCGCTCAAGCCGGTCTATCTGGATGTCGGGAATTGCAGTTTTGATCTCTAGGCCGCCGTTCGATCCTATCAGGCTGTCCGGGCTTGCACCCCTGTTGCCGTTTCGAATGAACCCGACGCGCATCGGTTCGACGCCATTGATAAAGGCGTAGGTCTCGCGCGCCTCATCCTCCATTGCGTTGCCGCGATCAGTGTGGGCATTGGAGAATTGTTCCGCTGGCTCTCCTGTGATAATTTCACCGGCCAATGTGCGCATGTATTTGGCGCGCGTTTTCCCTTCGCCCTTCGCCATCACTGTGGCGAAACGGCTTGCAGTCGGAATTCCAGCCCTGGCACGAAACCAAGCTTGGCTGCCTTGCTCAAGATCGGCGAAAACCTCCATCACGATGCGGCCCTCCGATCGAGTTCACGTTGGGCATTCCACTTATTGTCAGCGTCCATTGTGGCGTTGTTCGCCATCCATTTGAGAAATCCGCCATCCACTTCGGACCACTTCATCCCGCGCCACGGCGTTCCGATGGGGCAGCGTGGCAGCATGGCCGGTTCACGCGTCCATGCGACCATCTCCTTGCCGGTCGCGTCCGCGTCGAAAAGGGCTTTCAGGACATGCGCCGTGATGTATGCATCCGGTCCGGCGCGGTGGGTCGGATACGCCTTGGCAGGATCAAGCGAAATCTTTCCCGCATCCTCAAGCCAGTAGCGCAGTGCCCCATTGGAATGCGACGGAGCATCGGGCCAGATGCGCAGCGCGGCCTTGTAAGTGCAGATCATCCGGCGATGTTCGAGGTCTCCGAGAAACTGACACTCGAACGCCGAATTGTGCGCCGCGAAATACGTTATGCCCATTGTGCCGGATGGCATGAACAGATGCGCGAATGAGTCGAACGGGCTGGCAGTTTGAGGGATGTCAGCCAAGCCAATATGGTGGATTGCGCGGTTTTCCGGCGGGATCGATCCGACATGAAACAACTGCGATTCAGGATCGCCAACCCGTCTCGTTTCCACGTCGTAGTCGCACCATCCAAGTTCAATAACTTCGGATGATGGATCTATCCCTGTCGTTTCGAAATCGATCACACGGATGGTGGTCACTTTGATGCCCCCATCTTCGCCTTCTTCTGATCAAGCAAGCGGATCGCTGCATCGAAATCCCGCGCGAGCATGTCGGGCAACGCATCTATGCGTCCGAGTTCGCAGAATTTCTCAACGTCAGAATCGGTTTCATCAAGAAGATCTCGGAGCCTTTTGACCTGCGCCTCGTTAATCTTTTCCGGAGCCGTATCGACACGGTTCCCATCCCGATCATCGCCGGTCGAGATATTGAACAGCATGCAAAGCAGGTAACGCCGCCCATACGTGGCCGTGCTGCCGAATGCCTGGGTGCCGGTCTTGTTGACGCCACCCTTCGCGCCAGCACCGTCAACAGGGATCGCGCCAGTTCCATTGCGGACATAACCGCCGGAATGGGAAATCTCCCAATTGATCCGCAGTTCACCCAATTCGTTGTAGCCGTCCGGCTGGAAGGATACACCGAACCCGTGGGCGTAGATGATCGGCATTGCCTGTTCTTCAATCGCAGCGAGGTCGGCATATGTCGAGTTGGTGTGCTTGTTCGTCTTTGTTTTCACGACGACGGGAAGCTCTTTCTGGCAATCCGACATCGCCTTGAAATAGGCCGTCTTTGCCTCATACTCGCGGTTCTCGCGAAGCTGATCGCGGGCGCGATCCTCCATGCGTTCCTTCATCGCCAGCATCTGCTCAAGACGGTCGATAGGAATTGACGGGTCCATGGCGATACGCTCGATCATGGAGACCATCGGGGCATCTGTTGCGGGGATGATCTTCTCCCCCGGCTCGCGAATATCGAGTGCGGTGTTCATGTTCAAAACCTCAATGTGACGTTGGGGATTTCGCCAGCGATGATGGCGAGAACGACCTTCTTGGCGGTCTCTTCGTCTGCGCCGTGGGTCATGATCGCCTCTTTCGCAGCCTTGATGACCGCAGAACGATGCGCCTTGTCGGCATCGCGCGCCGCCTGCTCATCAGCTAGTCGCTTGGCCTCGGTTAGGCGCTCACGTTCTTCTTGTTCTGCCTTTTCGCGAACGGCGCGCGCCTCTGCCTCAACCTTGGCGATAGCCTCAGCTTTCTCGCGTTCGGCTCGCTCTACGGCTTCCATGGCCTCACGTTCTGCCTGTTCTCGGGCTTCTTGTGCTGCGCGTTCTTCGCGAGCCTTCTGCTCTTCGGCTTCACGTTCGCGCCGTTCCTTTTCGGCACGCTCACGTTCTGCCGCCTCGTCGGCAAGTCTCTTGGCCTCAAGTCGTTCAGCCTCAAGTCGTTCACGTTCTGCCGCTTCGGCCCGCAAACGCTCCAGTTCGGCCCTGTCCGCTTCGGCCTTCATGTGCGCGTCGAACGCCGTCTTGACCTTGTCGAGCGCAATACGGTGGGCAACGCGCGCCTGATCCTCGAACTCGCCAAGTTCTGACGTGATGACGATCTTTTCTTCCAACTCGCGAATGAGGATTCCGAACGGTTGCGCTTCCCCTCCGATCAGGCCATTTCCGCAATCCTCAATGGCCTTGATGAAAGCCTTGCAGTACTCGATGCGAGCTTCTTCCTGCTTCTCCCAATCGGTCAGAGGTTTGCGGGCCACGTCGGCCAGAGTATCAAGCTCTTCGCGTATCTTGCGGCGCTGCGCATCGACCGCGTTGATCTTCGCCCTGGCTTCCTCGTTGAGGGCCTTGCCCGCTGCATCAATAGCCGTCTTGGTGCGCGTCACCTTGAACGCGAGAGACTTGATTTCAGCGCGGCCCTTTGCGGTTGAAATGTCAGGGACGTGGGCAGATACTTCCGCCTCGACGCGCTTGTAGAATTCCGAGTAGGCCTTTTCATCGGTAAACGCGACAACGGGGTTCGAAGTCATGACCTCGACAATGTCTGTCGCTTCTGTTTGGACATGCGTGTTCATTCGAATTCCTTCCTGAATGTTGTGAGGTCCGACGCCTCCAATGCCATTTCCACGGCAAGGTCGATCTGACCCGCGTCGATGAGAACCTGAAACCTTCGGGCCGCGACTGACAGGCGCTGTTCAGCCTCGACATCGGCCCGCTGTGCATCGTGAAGCGCTGCGAGTTGCAACGGCGTCATGGAGTGGAGACGGTCACGAGCCGCTGCGATCTGTTCAGAGGCGGTCATGATGCACCTCAACACGAGCACGTGAAAAATGAGTGCTGCTTATCTTCTGGAACAGTTACGTCCCGATAAACTTGGTAATATTTCCAGAAGTCAGGGTGGGTTCTTTCACCCTCGAATTTCCCGTAGTAATCACCTGTCTTCGAACCATAAAAATAGTCGCCGCTGGACACCCAATCATCAGCCGCCTCCAGCAATGAGCTGAATGTCTCATCAATCTTGTCGGCATAATTTCTGAGCCATGTCTCTGCCTCTGCAATGGACATGTCTTCATTGTTCCGAACGTCTGGTGCGAACGCTGGGTGCTCCCATACGTGCCGAAGCGATGTGATCTGCCGCGGATAGATGACAAACCAGAAGCGCTGTCCGGCGCCGACCGGCCCCTTTAGAAAGGGGTCAACAATCCCGTATGTTTCGCCATTCGCGACAGCTACGCCGTTGTTGATACGAATGTGCTGCCCTGGGAAAAGCTGCTCACCAGCAACCACAGGCTCGACGGCTAAATGGATCGCGTCACGCCCCGCCGTTTCGTCAATAATCGTACCCAGTGTTGCTAGAGCGTCGGTGGCAACTGTATGTTTCTGACTGGTCATGGCATCCTCTTTAGGCAAGGGTGAAAGGCAACGGCGGCATGTGTTGCAGCTCATCACATCCCCCCATAGACAGACGCAGCCCAAGACAGCGCGATAACGATGACAGCCGTGACGCGGTGATGCGTGGCGAGCCAGTTGCAGGCGGAATCGAGAAGATCGTCCATCACACTGTCTCCTTCTGTTCGCTCTTGATGCGATCCAGTGCGCCAAGGCTGTTGGTGACGCGAAACATCGCGCTTTCAAGCGACGACGGCGTTGGGGTAAGGTGGCACCTGGCGTCTTCCTGCCAGTGCTGGATCCATGCCTTCACGTGGAGAAGGTTGTCGCGGAGGTGTTCCAGATCGGAGCGGGTCATCACTCGCCCTCCACCGGATCAAGGCCGAGATCGGACGGCTCCATACCAGCCTGCAGAAGCGCCAGTTCGCGCTCATCGACATCAGAATAATATTCACCACCAACCAGGACTTCGTAGAAGACGTGGCCATTGCTGTAGGTCTTCTTTGTGATGAACACGGGTTGAGTTGTCCGCGCATCATTGGATGTAAGAGGAGGGCAAAAATCGCCGTGCACCGCTATTGCGGCACGATCATATGCGGCGGCGGCTTCTTCTTTATCTTTGAAGAATCCGAGATTGTACCTCTTCCCGTCTTTTCGTATATTTGCTTCCCACCCGTTGCGCTTTCGGCTTACTCCACGATATCCACTCTTATTTGTTCTGTAGATCCGGGTGTTTGCACAATTTTGGGCGCGAGTAGCAGGTCGCAAGTTGTCGATGCGGTTGTCATCGCGACACCTATTTATGTGGTCCAACTCTCCAGTAGGCCACTTCCCATCAACAAACAGCCATGCGAGTTTATGGGCGCAATATTGGCGGCCATCGATTCTGATTTGGCGATACCCTATTTGATTTAGGGACCCGGCAACTTTGCCTGCGTATCGCGCGTTCCAACTCGAAATTGATCTGTCATCGCCGCTACGCTTCTTCCAGCGGAATTCGCCTGTCTCCGGCGAATAGTCCAAAAGGCTTGCTAGGCGACGATACAACACGCGCGGCTGATCGTTTGCCTGCCGCAATGAAGCGGCCAAGTCGATCATGGTGCGGGACAGTGCGTTCATTCTCACTTCCTCCATTTCCGGCAGATCAGCTTTCGCGTCTTGCGTGCCGGCGTGTTTCTCTCGAACCGGCGGGGCTGTCTGCCCGTCCTTCACATGGCCGCCTCCGGGGAGTGGGTGTGTTGGTTTCCGTTTCGAACAAGAGCCAATATGCACAAGATGCATACGAGCGTCAACGACTAAAATGCACCTGATGCATAAAAATTGTTGCGCGGATGCTTGGCTGGTGACATGATGATGGTGCTGAAAAGCCGCGACCGGGTGCAATCCCCGTGCAGATGAAGCGGCAGGCGCGGGGTTAGATCACCCTCCGGCGCTGTCTGAAACTGAGGGCCAGGTATTCGAAAGAACCTGTGGAGGCTCTAGGCGGCTCGTCCCGAGTTGCAGAACCTTTCCATGATCCTCCTTCCCTGCGATCCTCGTGGGGTAGGGGGTCTATGGAAGATAGCCGGTCTGAACCCGTTTGCAGGACAGGTAAACAGGTAAACAGGATGACAGAAGATCAGAAGGTAGAGGATATCACTGCGTGTGTAAGCGCAGATGAAATCGACGCTGAGCGAACACCAAGCGGCGGCTGGACTAAAGCTTCATTGGCGACATGGGGCGTTTCTTGGCCGCCGGTCAAAGGATGGCGAAAGAAGCTTGTCGAGAACTTCGAAACCCGTGGTACCTGAAAGCCATTCAGATCACCGGCAGCACCCAACGAAAAACCCCGGCGCGTGGCCGGGGCTGGTGTCAGGCGGGCTCACATTCATCAGGTCGCTTTTCAGCGGACTCCACTGAAACGGATAGGCCAAGTGCCTTCATCACCTTCAGGATCGTTCCGAGTTCAGGATTGCCACCTGAACTGAGGGCTTTGTAAAGACTTTCGCGGCTTAGACCGGCGGCCTTGGCAATCGCGGTCATTCCACGCGCACGAGCGATGTCGCCAAGCGCGGCGGCGACAAGCGCGGGGTCACCTTCCTCGAAAGCGGCATTCATGTATGCGAAGACCATCTCCTCACTGTCGAGGTGTTCGGAGGCGTCCCAAGTTTTTGTCTTTAATGCGGGCATGAACCTCACTCCTTCAGTGCCGCCGCCAGTTCAATGGCGTTGGCAATATCATCCTTCTGGCTACTCTTGTCGCCGCCGCAAAGAAGGATGACGATAGCGGCGCCGTGCTGCACGTAGTAGACCCGGTATCCGGGTCCATAGTGAATACGCATTTCGCTGACGCCCTGTCCAACCGGCCCCACATCTCCCGGATTTCCTAGCGAAAGCCTGCGGATGCGCATCAATATGCGGGCCTTAGCATTCGTGTCGCGAAGCGATTGGAACCAGTCTGAATATGTGTCGGTTTCTTGGACATCGAACATTCTTTGACGTATCCTACGGGCTACAACTTGACAAGATGTGAATTTGTTCCGCCAATCACATCATATTGCAGGCGCCGTTACCCATTCCCCTCCACATAGCTATCCTAATCCATCGCGTTCTTGACTCCGATGTTCTCATAATGTTCCATACCCGTTTAGACGCCGCTGCGGAGGGCAAGCGTTCATGGCGATCAATTTTGGACCGAAATACAAATCCAGAAATCACGAGATCGTCGCGGGCCTGCGCGATTCTGTCGGGGCAGGGCCGCCCATGGACCCATATATTGTAGTCAAGCGCAAGACTGCGGAAGTCGCGACTATGATGGCTCTGATTCATGGCGGCGACTGGCGGGTGCAGATCGACCACGAGGTCGGCTTGGTTGTGGTTGCTCGTCGTCGGCGTCGTCATCCACAAAGCCGATGATGGCTCTCATGGCAGAGTCAATACTGTCCCGGTCAACGCCATAAGCGATCAAAGCGGACCTCAATCGAGCGTCGGACGCCTGTCCGGGAGGTCCGCTTAGGAGGTCGGACGGAGAGCATCCGAAAACTTCAGCCGCGTGCTCAAGGTCGTCTTGGTTGTATGGCGTCCGTCCGCTCTCAAGCCGGCTGACTTTTGACTGAGACCAGCCAAGGGCTTCTTCGGCGTCTGTCTGATTTGGGTACAGCTTCTCCCGCCATTCGCGAACGAAATGGCGGGCGCGAACACGTTTCGGCTTGGACTTAGGTGCCATCAGCAAAGACTACTCGC